ATGATGACTCCCGCAGGCGTTCGCCTCAACCAAAACCCCATTCTCACCAGCTTGCTGCTGGGCCTCGGCCAGGGCACCATGGTGGCTGAAAAGCTGTTCCCGCGCTTGCCGCAGGCGCTCAGCTCGGTCGCACTGGCCCAGTTGGGCAACGAGCGCCTGAAGCGCTACAACCTGCGTCGTGCACCTGGTGCACCTACCAAGCGCGTGGACATCAAGTTTGACGGCAAGATTTACAGCGTGGCGCAGTACTCGGTCGAAGTGCCGATTCCGCGCGAGGTGATCCGCGAAGCCGACGAAAGCCGCCGTCTGAATGTCAGCAACCACCTGGACGTGTCCAAGATTGCCATGGTGACCGCCAATGACATCCTTGGCCTGGACTACGAGATTGAGGTCGCGAGCCTGGCCACCACCATCGGCACTTATGCGGCGGGCCACGTCACGGCCTTGGCTGCGGGAACCAAATGGAGCGCAGCCACCGGCACGCCGGTCACCGACATTCGTGCGGCGGCCAATGTGATCCGCAAGAAGATCGGCAAGCGGCCCAACAAGCTGACGCTGTCGGCAGACGCCAAGCTGGCGCTGGAGACCAACCCGGAAGTCAAGAGCTACTTGCCTTCCACGCAAATGGGGCCGGCCACGCTGGAACAGATCGCCAAGATCGTTGAAGTGGCGGAAGTGGTCTGCGGCGATGCCGTGTGGATCGACAACGCCGACGTGGGTCAAGACGTATGGGGCAACAACGCGATCCTGGCCTACGTGCCATCAATTGGTGGCAACGGTAGCGAGATCAGCCTGGCTGAGCCTGGCTTCGGCTTCACCAACGTCATTGAAGGCCACCCGTTTGCCGAGACACCCTACTACGACAACGGCGCGAAGAGCTGGATCTATGGCGCCACCTTTGAGCGCCAGCCCAACGTGGGCTACAACACGGCCGCCTTCCTGTTCCAGAACCCGAAATAACCCCCACCGCAAGCAGACCCCAGGGGCATTGGCCCCTGGGAACTTGCCCCGAAACTTTTGAAGGAACCAGAACATGCCAAGACTGATTGCCAAGGTCCTCGTCGTAGCCATCGTAGACGGCGTGCGCCAGGAATTCCAACCAGGTAGCGATCTGCCTGAACTGCCAGCGCATGACGTTGAGGAACTCAAGCGCGTAGGCGCAATTGAAGACCCGGACGAAACCGCTGCTGGCGAAAAGGCTACGGTGCGTGCCGATGCAAAGGCCGCAGGCGACTTTGCGCGTGAGAAAAAAGCAGTGGCCGCCGCGCAGGCGTCGACTGCATCCAAGAAGTAACACCACCCCTCCGACCCGACTTCTCGACTAACAGGAACCCATCATGCCCTCTCAAAACAATTCCGGCGCCCAGTACGACAAGCAGCACTCGCTGACCTTCGTTGCCATTGCTATCCTGGCGGCCAGCCGCATCGTCGCTTATGACGGCGGCTATGCAACCGTCGCCGGTGGCGTACACGATGCCCAAGGCGTATCTGAAACAGGTGCCGCCGTGGGTGATGCCGTGAGCGTGGTCACCGGCTACTCGTACCTGGTGGAGTGCAGCGAGGCAATTGCCTTTGGCGACTACATCAAACCCGCCATTGACGGCACCGGCCGTGGGGCAGTGGGTACCTTGGCAGACCATTGCGGCCGCGCCCTGGGTGCTACCGCTGCGGCAGGCCAATTGTTTGAGATGCAAATCGTCAAGCACGCCCACGCCTGATCGCCACGCTAATCGGCCGCTGATCCCATGACATACGCCACCCAGGCTGACCTGGTCGACCGCTTCGGCGAGACCGAGCTGGCCCAGCGCACCAACCGTGTGGATGGTTTGACCATTGACACGGCTGTGCTTGGGCGGGCTTTGGCCGATGCCGATGCCGAGATTGATGGTTACCTGGCTGCGCGCTACACCTTGCCGCTGGCCAGCGCCCCGGTGGTGCTGACCCGCTTGGCAGCAGACATAGCGCGCTACCGGTTGTATGACGACGGCACGCCCGAGGCGGTGCGCCAGCGCTATGAGGACGCGGTGAGCTTGCTCAAGCGCCTGAGCAGCGGCGACGTGCAGTTGGCGGGCATGGCCTCTGTGGCGGTGGCGGGTGTGGATACGGCCTACCACGCCTTCGCACCGCGCCAGATCACGGATGACAGCGTGCGGGGCTTTGCGTAATGGACACGGCCACGCTGGTCGCCCGCCTGAAGAGCCAGTTGACCGGCTTGAAGCACATCGGTGCAAGCGTCGATCTGGACGCAGCCATTGCGGGCAAGCCGGTGACACCCAGCGCTTTTGTGCTGCCGCTGGCCGAGAGCGCCACCGATGAAGACATGCTGAGCGAAACCGCCGAGAGCGTGGTGCAGTCTTTTGGTGTGGTGCATGTGGTGAGCAACCGCAGGGACACCAAGGGCTCTGCCGCCCTGGACGAATTGACGCCCCTGCGCAGCAACCTGCGCACGGCCCTGGTGGGCTGGGTACCCCTTGCCGCTACCGGTGAGCCCATGCACTTCTATGCGGGCCGCCTGCTGCGCATGGATGGCGATGGCTGCCTGTGGTGGATTGATGAATTTCGACTCAAAACTTACTGGAGTAACTGATATGGCCAAAGCCGATCCAACCAAAGCCGTCGCTGGTGCAGCTGATACAGCCACAGCGGACGCGACAAGCGCAGCCGGCGCAACCGTCGCCGCAGTGGTCGTTGCCGACACCACGGCTGCGCCCGCTGCCGAAGGCGCCACATCCGAGAACACGCCGGTGCCTGGCGGTGGCCGCTGGAAGTGGGACATCGCTGGGCCAGGCTGGGTCGTGGCGACTGAATAGCCGCCACGCAACGTCTAGCAGCACAAACCAAAAACCTACCCGGAGTCAATCACCATGACCACTCGCTACATCAAAAAAACTGTCATCCTCGCCGCACTGGAGGCCGTCATCGGCACGGATGCCGTGCCCACGGGCGCCGCCAATGCGCTGAAAGTGTTTGACGTGTCCATCAGCCCGGTGGAGCTGAAGCAAATCCAGCTGGACTACATCACGGCCTGGTTCGGATCAAGCGAGACCATTCCGGGCACAGTGTTCTCGAAGTGCAGTTTCTCGGTATCGCTGTCTGGTGCAGGACTTGCCGCCACGCCGCCTGCCTGGGGTACCTTGATGCTGGGGTGCGGAAACTCTGAAACCAGCGGCCTGCTGGTACCGAATCGCGTTGAATACCTGCCCGCCACCGACCTGTTGAAGACGCTCACCATCTATTGGTATGACGATGGCGTGCTGCACAAGCTGCTGGGGGCTTCGGGGAATGTGAAGCTGTCGGCCAAGTCGGGAGAGGCTCCCAAGTTGATGTTTGAATTGACTGGCCTGAAAGTGCCTGCCACGGCGACGCCCAATGTGGCGGGTGTACTGGCCAACTGGAAGCCACCGGTTTCTATCACCAAGGCCAATGTGACCGACATTGTGCTGGGCTGCACCTACGCTGCTGGCACGTTGGTGGGCGGCACACCGTTCAACTCGACCGGTTTGACTCTGGACTGGGGCAACAAGGTTGATTTCTCTGACTTCTTGAGTTCCGAAGAGGTGGGCATTAGCGATCGCAAGATCACGGGTTCATTGAGCCTGAAACTGACCGCAGCCGAAGAGGTAGCCAAGATCGCCGAGATTGAAGCCGCAACCATGCAAGGCATGGGCTTTGTGATCGGCAAGACATCGGGCAACCAGATCCTGTTGCACGCCCCTGCCATGCGGCTAAAGACCCACAAGAAGGAAGAGGTCAACGGCAAGCGCACGGTTGGCTTCGACTTTGAGCTCAACCCGGTTGCCGGCAACGACGAGCTGCGCATCGTCCACCTGTAAAGCGTTTTCATTGCCCGCCGCCTGAGAGCGTGCGGGCTCAACCACTTCATCCCCAATCAGGAAAGACAGCCATGAGCAAATACAAACTCGTCGTAGAAGACACCGTTATCGTGCCAGTGAAGTTCACCATGAAGGTGGGCAATGTCAATAAATTGTTTTCCTTCAACTTTGAGGCCCTGCGTCTCTCCCAAGAGGAAATCAATGAACGGCGCGAACAGAAGGCCAAGTTGGTCACCGACTTCATGCGCGACGTGATGCGCGGCTGGGATAACCAGCGCCTGGTGCTGGACGAAGAAGGAAAGCCGGCTGAATTCAATGACGAATCGCGCGACATGATGCTGAGTGCGGCCGGTGTTGGGACCGTTCTCTTCAACGCCTATCTGCTTGAAGTTGGCGCCAAGGAAAAAAACTAGCGCAGGTCGCGCGCCTGTGGGCGCTCGGCCAGCTACACGACCCCCGCAAGGACCACTCTGATGACACCACCGACGAGGCCGCTGCAGCGCTCGGCATTCAGGTGCTGCCGTCAGATGACGAAGAAGACGAGTCAGAGGAACCAACTGACAAGTGCTATCTGTGGCCCTGCAATGTTCGGGTGTACGAGCTCTGGGGCAAGCTCCAAACGCAGTGGTACGTCGGCATGCACGGGCGCGAAGGCCTCAACTATGACGCGGTCCTCAGGTACATGCGCGAGGTTGACCACATACGCCCCAGGCGTGTGCCCGAAATTATGGAGTGCATCCGCGCCATGGAGCGCGCAGCCCTTGAGGCTTGGGACGAACAGCGCCAGCAGCAGCAACAAAGTAACCGGTAGCGTCCATGGCCAATGAAGTCAAACTGAAGCTGGCCATAGAGGGCGGCCAGGTCGTTGTTCAAAGCGTCAACGGCGTCAGCCAGTCACTCGACGGCCTGGACAAATCCGCCAAGAGCGCATCTTCGGGTGCGGAGTCGCTCAGGACCGTTCTGGCGGGCATTGTGACCATCGGCACGGCGGTGGAAGTGATCAGGATGGCTGACTCGGTCACCACGTTGCGCACCAGTTTGAATCTGGCCAGCAACAGTGCTGCAGAGGCGGCCGTTGCGTATGACCGGCTCTTTGTCATCGCGCAGCAAGGCCGGGTCAGCTTCACCGCGCTGGGCGACACCTACGCCACTATCGCGCGATCGGGCAAGGAACTGGGTGTATCCCAAGACCGGCTGTTGACGGTGACACAGGCGATCGCCAATGCAATGACCATTGGTGGCGGCAGCGCACAGTCCATGCAGGCCGCGCTGGTGCAACTGGGCCAGGGCCTGAGCAGTGGCACGTTGCGTGGTGAAGAACTTAATTCCATCCTGGAGCAAACACCGCGCCTGGCCAAGGCGCTGGCGGACGGCATGGGTGTGCCGATCGGGCAGTTGCGCTCGCTGGGTGAGCAGGGCAAGCTGACAGCCGAGACTGTCATCAGTGCCCTGGAAAAGTCCGGTCCTCAACTGGCCAAGGAAATGAGCAGCTCCACGGTCACCGTGGGCCAGGCCTTCACCATGCTGACCAACAGCGCCACCAAGTTTGTGGGCGAGGCCGACGCTGCCAGTGGTGCGACCGGCAACCTTGCAAGCGCGTTGCAGGGCGTTGCCGGGGTAGTTGATTCGGTAGGCAACGCCATCAACAACCACAAGGAAGCGTTCAGCGCCATTGCCAACGGCCTGGCCGGTGCTGCCGTCGTCGCTGGAGTAGCGGCCATGGCGGGGTCGATTGGAACGGTCACCGTTGCTGTGAAGGCGCTCGGCGTTGCCATGCTGGCCAACCCGGCCATTCTGGCGCTGACGTTGATCGCCGCAGCGGGGGCCGGTATCGCATCCATGGCCAGCGACTGGAAGAAGAGCGCCGAAGGCATGCGTGCCCAGATGGACGGCATCAATGCGGACATCAGCCTGGCAGA